CTGTTCCCAAAATAGACGCGTTGTAACCTGCGTTATCAAACACACCGTCGTTAGAAAGGAAACCTTTTTGTCCAGTTGCCATACCGCCCGTCCAAATTCCGTTCTCAACGCCTTGTGCAGTATATCCGGCTACAGTTGCCATTGCAAAGTTTTGGAACTCTGTTGAACCTGCGCCCATGCTTTCACGCGCTCCAGTCATACCCGCCCACGTAGGAAGCAATGTACCACGGCACAATTCTTCCATTACTGCAAGATCGGTTAGTTCAAGTACGCGCTCGCCCAATGTCAAACTATCACTGTCAGTCCAATCACAAGATGCCGCTACAATTGTACCGCTACTTGTAAGATTGCTTAGTACCGCTTTATTTTGAAGCCCGTCAATTTGACGAACATAATTGTTAACCAACGTGTCCGCACTCTTTAACGCCGGTGCAAGAAAAGGCAATGCCAATTCGCCTGCGTACGTGGAGGGGTCGGGATTCAACGTTGGATTGGCAAATTGTCGCCGACGCATTGCCCGATTATTCATAACTCCGTAACTCATTTTTTGTAATTATTCATAATTTCGATTGCCCGCGCTGTAGATTTAGGCAATCCGTTCATGTTAGGTTGTGCAAATTGCTGACCTTGTGATGGACGGTTCCTAACGGGTCGGCTCGCGGGTGACGCGCCAAACTCCCGTAGTTGCTCACGCAACTCTCTGTTCTCCCTTTGCAAACGACGTAGACGACGTTCTGTCATCATTTCAACTCGTTCAGCTTCGCTAAACCGTCGGTTGCGTACTTCACGCCGTTCTGCTCCCATCATACGGTTGCGACGTGAATAGCCACGACGCGCACGCCGTGCTTCAACTTTTGTTTCTTCAGTCACTGTTTCTGTTGTTTCTACTTCGCCTTCACCTGCATTTAGTAAATCCATAGCGGTACTATGCACGGCTTCAGCTTGTTCTGCTGACAGCCCCATGTCAACAAGGATTGATACAAATTGATCGTGCAAGTCGGGACTTGTTTCTTCCACGATTTCGGTAGTCTCGGTTGTTGTTTCCTCAACTACATCTTCTTCGAACTTTCGTTTTCTCATGTTAATATATAGAAAGGTGTTTATTTTATTCGTAATATTCGTAATATGCACGTTCAGCAGTGTTTTGAAACACTTCCCAATCTATGTCACGAAAATCATACGGTGCTATTTTATCGAGCGTTTCCAGTGCGTGTTGATAATCGTACGCTAAAATTAAATCCTGTACGGTATCTAAGTTTTTTACAAATGCTAAATCGTAGTCATAGTCAGCCCTAAATTCATCAATCATGGCTAACAGTTCGTCGTGCGGTTCGTTTACAAAGCCATCCCAAATACGCGATATTAACGGTTTCCACATATCGTTATTTAATTACAACTTTATTGTATCCGTAATATTCGTACAACTCACTTAACAATTCATCTAATTCATATTCATCTAACGGATAGGTTGTTATTTGCACATTGTAGTTATTCGTGTACCTATAACTGTCTACATAAGTAGATAAACCCAAATTGTCTATGTCGCTTTTAACGTCTGTTAAGTCGTCGTGGTAAATAATAATAAATTCTATTTGAGCCATGTTTTTAAATATATTCTACGTTATAACCCGCACGATACAATGCCGATTCTACTTCATCAACTTGCGTATTCGTAGCGTTGTAGAATAGAATTTCTACTTCCCAACCGTTTACGTAACCAACTGTTGTAATCTTTACATTACCCCTTGGATCAACAATAGATTCACAAAAGTCTAACAGTTCGTCTGCTCTCGATGAACTTGAATCGGGGGTATCAAAAGTAACTAGTAGTTCGTGCGTTAATGCCATTTCTATGTTGTTTAAGTAAGCATAAATGTTGATACTTCACCTCCGTACAATTCGCTTAACTCCATAATTACCATGTCATATTGATAACCGTTTTCAAATTCTACCACGAATCGCACACCGCCCGTTGTTGTTTCCGCATCTAAAATGTCTTCTTCGATGCCTCCATTATATGTGACAACTTCAATTACATCGTTCATAACAGTAGTGAAACTCTTATTTGTTCCGATCATAATGTCTGCTTTTATATACATATCTCTGTTGTTTAAATGCCTGCTGTAATTGTTGCGTAATCGCGGTCGTGCTGTTTCCAATCAATTAAACGCAAGCCAACTTCTTCTAGCACTTCTGTAAAACCGTCCTCGTCGATTGATGCGCCTCGCATATCTTCAATGTCAGCCACAAAATAGTCACCGTTCGCTCGTATAAGAGTCATCTCTATTCCGTAATAATCTAATTCCCGTTGTAAATCGGCGCGTTCTTGTTTTGTGTAATCCATATCTCTGTTGTTTAATATAGGCTTCGCTCGATTGCGTCCAGTTGATCAAAATATTCTTGTAATGATTCCGCTAACAATGTATCACCTATTTTGCGTGCCTCATACATAGCTGTGTCTAATTCTGAAATTGCGCCTGACAAGGCAATACTAATTTTTTTGTACATATCTCTGTTGTTTAGCCGAATGAAACAATGTCCAAAACTCGCGTCAACAAGTTGTCAAGAATTGATTTTTCTTCACCACGCAATTTTCTAAAGTGGTCATTGCGAATATGACGAATAGTTAGCATAAAATCGTTCTCACTATAAAAATCATCATACGCAATATTTAACAATTGTACAGCATCCAAAAATGTCGCGCTAGGTTCGCCAATGCTGTAAGCTAAGTCAACCTCACGGTCGATAGCATCAGCTATTCTTTCATAATTAATCATATCTCTGTTGTTTATCCTATTTCTGTGACCTCACAGTTGTAATCGTCTTCTAAAATAACGCCAATGGAACTAAGCGTGTTTTCCCAATAGTAGTTCCTGTCAATCACTTCAATCTTCACCTCGATCATATCAGTATAATGATCAATATGATACGCCTCGTCAATTTTGTTTAATGGTTCACCCATATCTTCCGTAGCTACTTCATAGAACCATTGTTCAAGGATTGAAGCGGGGGCACCTGTTACTTCTAAAATCATAGTATTGTATTCTGTTGTTTATCGGTAACCTTCCGCACCCTCTCTAACAGCGTCGGCAATTTCTCTCCAATCTACCGTGCCAAAGAAATTGCTTACTAAATCATTAAAGATTCCGTCTCTAATACTACTCGCTTCGCTAACGTCGTATACCCAATCTTCGCACCATTGAGCATCGCAATTTTGCAATTCGCTTACATCCCACGATCCGACTTCTTCGCTCATTGCTTCTACTAAATCCCAAACGGAAACAAGCCACGTTTCATAGTTAGCCCAACCGTTATAACCAAATTGTCTCTTTTTCATTTATAGATAGTTTTCGGCAAAATCAATTGCCTCTGATAAATTTTCGTATTCATAAATCCCTTCTTCAGGCACGCGTACATTCCACGTACTTTCGCCTGCGTATTGCTCAATAACCAAACGGTTGACCTCAACAATTGCTTTACCGCGTGTAATTTCTATCTCATAAAACATGGTGCAAATTATCGTTAAGTAGTGAAATAACCAAATTTATTTCTCATTTTCGCTTTCATGTAAGACTTATAGAATTTCACTTTCGTTTCGTTCAAAGCTACTTTTTCAGCGTCTTCAATTTCTTCTTCAGCTTCTTCTATACTCTTTACTTGTCCATCGTACTCAACCAATACGTTTTGGAATACTTCTAACTCTACCCCGTTTTGCGTTTTGTATTTGCCGTCCTTAACGTCTACAGGCATTCCTTTTTCGTCAAGCTGTACAACCGATGCCCCCGCTGAAAACGTGTCGTCTTCAGTTGCTAACACTACACCCGTATCTAACGTAATCTCACTGTAGAATTTTTTTAACCCCATCATGGCTTTAGCTTGTTGCCATAACCGATCAGCAAATGTTCTTTCTTGTTTAGTCATAGTCGATGCTTGTTGATTCATTTTCTCGATTCGGTCTACAAAGTATCCCTCAATACTAAACCCTCGCACTTCACCGCTTTTAACTTTCTGCCACATATCCTCATTGTCTACACGTACGCGAACCATCCATGTACCCTTTGGCATACTCATTCCGTACGCTTTGGACTTGTCCATTTCGGGGTCATCAACAATCCATGATTCAACTACGTGTACATCTTCAACCGGTTCTTGGTGTTCGAATGTATGTTCGTTAGTGCGGTTGTGCTTCATGTACAATTCGCTTGCTAACTTGACAGTATCTTGACTAAAGTAAACGTCGTATTCTTCACCCGTTACGTCGTCGAATCTAACTATCTCTTTATCAGGAATTAACGCCGCACCTATCAACGTACGCTTGTCTTCATCGACTTGCGCTAGACTATACGCACGGTGTTTGTTTTGCTTACTAAAGAAAACAAATTTTTCTTCAATAGCGGGGTGCTTTACCAAACTGATTGCCTCTACCGGTAATCCCTCGTATTCGTCACCAATGATTAGTTCTATTAGTTTTCGGCTCATAATGTGAATGTCCTATTTATATATAGCCCCTGTTTATAATGTCGTTTGCATTTGCATTTTACGTGCGTTATAGCTTGAACCTTGTAAGTCAGTTTGTACCACATACGCTCGCATTTGATTGTCACTTTTGTTTCTTGCCGGTGTTGGCAATTGACTTAAAGGAATACCAAAACCGCTACGTTGTGGACTTGATCCACCTGCACGACCTGCTTCTTTTGGAGAATTATATTCTTGTTCTTTTATTGCTTTGACCTTAGCTAAACCCGCCGTTACCGCAACTGCCGCCGCTATTGTTGCTCGTATAGGTGACGTAGGGTCGGCGGGGTTTATTTGTGACGCATACGCTTTTTGTGCCCCAAAGTATGTGCTAATTAACGTTTCACTAATTGCTAATGCCTTGTTGCGTTGAAACGCTTTTTTACTGTCTTTCTGTGATTCCTTAGTAAACAGTTGATTCAGATTACTTAGTAAATCAAAACCCGAACGCGCATAAAATTCTTTTATCGCTAACTTTTCTTCTTCTTCTTTTTTGAGTTTGTCTTTTTCTTCTTGAGCGTATTTGTCAACTAACGCGTCACGGTCTTTTAAATACTGCTCTTCAGCTTTTAAACGTAATCCCTCGTCATCACCCGCTATAGCAACACGCGTTTCATATTGTTGCATCAATAGCGTTTCTTCACGGTCAAAACCTTTTTGAGTAAGTAGATAAAGTTCGTCTTCTAATTTGCTTCTTGCATCGCTTTCTTTTTGCGCTGACTGCTCGTAAAGTTTATCTCGTTGCTCTTTGTATTTCTTTGCTATTGCTGTACGATCAATTTCGTACAATTCTTCTAACAACAATAAATCTTCCGTCGTTGCCTTTAAATCCTTTAATCGTTGTTGTTCGGCTTCATATTGGAATTGACGTTTCTTTAATTCTTTTTCTTCGTCGCCTTCAATTTTGGCTATTTCAAGTGCTTGTTGTAATTGTTCCCTTTGATCGGCTAACTGTTCTTTTCTTTGCTTGGCTTGTGCCCTACGTGCCGCTTTTTGTTTTTCATCAAACAGTTCAAGTTTCTTATTTATAATTTCTTGTAGTTCAGCTTGTTGCACTAACAACGTATTGTTCTCTTCATTAGCCGTGTTGATTTGTTTTTGCAATTCTGCACGAACTGCTTCTTGTGGAATGTCTGGTAATGCCGCTTCTGCTTCTTGAATTGTGTACGCGTTTTTTTCTAACAACGCGTTTACTTCCGCTAATGATTCTTCTTCTTGTGCGACTAATTCTAAACGTTCTTGTTCTAATCGGTAAGTGTCGTCTATGTATCGCTTGCCTTTATCAACTACACTAGCTAGCGTATTTTCTTTTTCAATTTGTGCTATGGTTAGATCTAATCGTTTTTGACGTAGTGCTTCTTGATTTTTTAAAACCGCTTCTTCATCATAAGAATAAGCTAGACGTTTTGCTTCATGTTCTAATAGCCTTTCTTCAGCTTTGAGTTGTTCTATTTTTAATTTCTGCAATTCTATTTGCGTTGCTCCTTGCGCTCTCGCTAGTGCAACTGTGTCGTTGAGCAAACGTAAATTTCGTTCTAGTTGTTTGTTCTCTCGTTCAAGTTGTTCTTCTCGTGTTTTGTCTCTGAAATACTCTGTGATAGTTTCCCAATTAGCTATAATCTCACCTAACAACACAATCAGAATACCGAACCCTGTTGAAGCTATTGCACCTTTTAAAAATTTAAAACTACTTGACAAACGCCCAATTTGACGTTGTGCCATTTTGAAACTACGAATTGTAGATTGTAACCCACGCGGTAAAAAGCCTGTAAATAAATCGGTCAATCCCGCCCAATCTTTACCTGCTCCTTTACCCGCTTCTTCAACGTCTTTACCCAAACGCTTTACACTACGAGATGTTTTAGCAATAGGGGCGGACGCTTTATCTTCCGCTACTATGTTAATATTAATTTTGTTCGCCATTCCATAAAATTAAAAACATCTTTTGGATGCTAGATTTATCTGCACTATAACGTCCATACCAACGCGCAAACAACACGTTGCCTTTGTACGTATACAACTTTGCCAAACGTATTGTAGCGGGTAAACCCTTACCAACTGCATTCATCCATTCAATCATAATAACGGTAGATTATAGTACAAAAATTCATTGTCAGTTAAGTTACCGGTTTCCGGTGTTTCGGGATCAAGGTTAAACGTAATCGGTCTTGCCATCGTGTTACTATCACCTTGTAATTGTAACGTCGTTAGTTCCATATCAATGAAAAATTGGAACTCTATGTTAGTGTCACCGGTGCAATTAATTTTAAATATTGCAACGTCACCCGCTGAACTTTGCGTTACCGCTACGTCGGTACGCGCCACAACTCCAGTATCCTTGTTTTCTGCGATTGTTGTAGTGCTACCTACTGTACGCGCTACTGATCGTGCCCCCGCTGTTTGTCTTGTGTTGGCAACCGTTGCTTGTATGTTTTGCGTTGTCGTGTTGCCTATTGTTGCCGACGAACCGCCAACTTCAATAGCCACTACGTGCAAACGAATGTATACAATATTGTCAGGGGGTAAAACAAATTCACTGATACCCGACGACAATGTAGCGGGTGTAGCCGTAGCGTCTGTAGTGCGTAGATACAATTGTGTGCTTATGTTACCCGCAATTGTTTGACGTTGTTGATACTGTTCTGTTACTGCATGGTTAAAGTCAGGGTACGAAATAGGCAACCCGTTTTCAATGTTTGTTGTTGGGTTGCTTCCGTCACTACCTATACCCCCGCCTCCATTACCGCCTCCAGTCCCATGTCCTCCGGAAACGTCACGCGCAAAACATTGATTGTTGGTTTCATCCCAAACAAAACCATTTAGTGTACAACAAGTCTCGGTTGGACTAACAGGTGAACCTGAAGCATCTACAAAATTAACCGTGCCGTTTGTGTTTACGGTTGTTGGCGTTGCATTACAGTATTCACTTTGTCTACCGTCAGGTGCGTTTAGTACCTTTATGAGTGTTGCTTCGCATAAGTCGTCACTTGTCAAGCTGTAATTTGTGATTTGCATCACACGCCAGAAGCAACCGTCGATGTACAGTTGGTCGTTGAACTTCAGATTATACAAGTCGGTATATGACAGGTTCAACCGACAAGTCATAATACGGCTGTCTGCTCCGTATATCTCATTAAACATTTGTGACCAATAGGTACGCCACGCATAGTTTAAAGTAATACCCGCACTTGTTCCACCGCTGACAAACGGGCTGTAATAGTTGTCAGGGTAATCATAACCCCAATTCAAACACAATGTGTCTTCATCTACGGGTTGAGCGTTGTATTCTGCAAAGTATGGATACGTTGTATAGTTTGTTCCACCAAACACAAACGTTCCACCGTTGCCTATATCTTGCAAGCCGTTATAGTATGCAAGCACCGGTTTGTTTGGTACGTACTCTTTTAGGTAAATACTCCCGTCTGATCCGTCGTGCCAATTCCAAAAAGACGGCAACAATACATTGGGAACTAATGAGTTACCTAGGTTTTGTATGTTTGAAAATACGTGCCTGTTACGGTACGGTTGAAATACTTCTTCAGTTGTTTCTGTTTCCGTTGTAAAGTCGTTATTGTTTATGTACAGATATTGACCTTTAGGATAACCCCAATTGTGTTGCCACCATTGATTTAGAAAGTTTTGACCTTCAGCATCTTTGAATAAGTATTGCCGTTTTTGATACTTAGTAGTTGGCTCAATCTTAATGCTGTCTTGGTCAACAACTTCAGTCCAATCTTTTAACGTCGTGCCTTCATTCCACCATGTAGTCCACGGTTCAATTTCAATTACTGTAGGGTTATCAGGGTAGCTAACCGCAATCAAATTAAAACGTTGGAATATAGCTTTCAACCAACGGTCAACGGTTACTTCAGGAAAGTTTGCGCTTACATCGACAAGACCGCCTGAAGACTCAATCAGGTCTAATGTAAATAACGTTGCTGTTTGTGCGCCTGTAGTTTGTATCAATACGTTTTGTGACGCGCTAGTATGCGATACCCACGCTTGCACTACGTCACCCGCATCTAGTTGCAATGTATAGTTGTGCGTTGTAACCGTGACTTGTTGGTAATATGCCGTCGCTATCTGATCACTATTCGGCGTTTCACCGTTTACTGTTAAGCGTGTGTATATGTTATAACCCTGTAAGACGTTACCCGCGCTTGTGCTATGTACAATTTGTAAGGTAAAATGAAACACTCCATCATACGGTGCGGTGAAATACCCGCCTGTAATTAACGCGTCTGGGTCGTAAAACGGGTCGGATTCATTCGTAAAACTTATTGGATAAAAGGTACTTGCTCCCGACGAGGGTAACTGTATACCTACGTTTAGTCCAACGCTAAAGCCGTACGTTGGTCTATTGCTCGCTCGCATCGTGTGCAAGGCTAAGAACATATAGATTTTTTGAAAGTCAGCCGAATCAAAAAAGTTACTGCTCACTGTATAACCGACGCGTTGAAATATGTATTCAATCAAATAGGCTATGCGAATTGCGGGTTTCAAATTGCCAACGTTTAGGTATTGGTCATTCATACCCCCGCCTTGTAACGCGCCCCCACTTAGCGACAAGTTGTAAAAAAACCCGTAACCCGTACCGGCTTGTTGGCTGTTCATCGCTGTTCCTTGTCCACCGTCTGCAAGCGGGTAAACAATTGTTCCCGCCCCTACTGATCCCGTTGTAATGTCATTAGCAACGTTCCAACTATCTTTTACGTTTGTCCACGTTAACGCATGGTCTAAATCAGTATCAACTGTTCCATTGTCAAGGGTAAACAATTGCGGAAAAGTCATGCCTTTGATAACCTCAAAGACGTTTGCTATCTGTTCTAAGATAGAAACGTTGTATCCCTGATTATCAATCTCGCAACTATGCAATTGTAGAATGCCCTCCATAACGAGAATGCCCTCGACGTATAGCTGACAATCAGTCTTTACAGTTGCCGTAAACGTTCCATCAGATGTATTAGTATTATAATAATGACTAAAAAACGCATCATTAGTTTTACTGAAAGGCAAGACGAAATTGAATGAATACGGGCTACGCGCATTCATAGGTTTCTCAATATCCCAAAACTGATAGTTCAATTCAATAGGCGTTGCGCCCGTATCCAATTCTGTTTTGGTCGTGCCTCCTTGCGTTATGACAACTAATTGTACCATTAATTCAATCTATATCGGCTCAATTCAACGTTGACGGTGTAACTCTGTATTGGTTCGTTTTCGCTTTTGAGGTAGTCTTTTTGTACGTCGGTAACGTATACTTGAACTATACCCGTCGTTGCGCTATCTACGTTCAATCCAAATTTGCTACTGCCTGAAAGATATACGCGTTCACTGTTTAGTAACGATTGAATTAACGGCGTTGTGATATTCATGTTACCCGTTTGAATGGATAACTGCAAGCTAGTTGTTGTGCGAACTCTCGTGCTTCTTTTACCGCCCTCCATGCTACGCTTAGAATACAAGGTGCTTGTTCCATTAGCATCAAAACTATTACCCCCGCTTGTACGGTATTCTTCTTTTCTCATGTCTTGACGTTCAACCGATTTACCCGCACACGGTATGTTATCTATACCTCCTTTACTGTTCCACCAATGCAACGTATAAGCCGATCCCGCAACCCAAAACTTGCCACAATCAGTGCGTACAAACTTATACGGTACGCTCGTTTCGTTACCTGACAATGTAGTGCTACTTGCAAATTGTGCTATGTAGTGTGTGTAGCCTGTATTGTTCGACGGTTTTAAATTAGAAGTAATTCCTTGTGATTGTAGGTTAGCGGGGTGAATACCTACGTACAACAAACTTTGTGCGTCCGTGCCTCCCGTGCTAGGTGACCAACCGCCGTTTGTTGCATTGTTCTCTAAGTATCCCGTGTTTAATTGTGTGCTTTCGTTATAGTACGTTACGTGCAAATATGAACTACCCGTACTGCCTACGTCGTCACCATTCAAAAACGCCAACGCTCCATACGACCTTATGCCTTCTTGATCGGCTACAATACAAATGTGTTGACCGTTATAATCTGCTATATCAGACAATAACAATTTGGTAGATGCATTAAGTTTATAGTCGTTCGCTTGTGAAGATGGCAACGGGTAACTATCGGTTGCGTTTGCAAATGAACCGTTAACTACAACGACTTCAGTATCTGTAGCGGGTAACAAAGTTTCTACGGGCGGGTCGTTATCCGTCGTTGCGTACTCATACCCGAAACGCAAAGTGACTGTATTCAACGCTTCTGTATTTCTACCGTAGATTGTTGTTGTACTCAACGTGCCGTCTAAGTCATACAACCCTAATTGATACGGGTTCATGTCTTGGTATACATACGATTGCACAATGTTTGACACATCGAATACCGCGCTACTGTTATTATTAGGCAATTGCTTTAGCTTGATAACAGCCGTGCCATTGACAGTCACGCGACAAACGTACCTGTATTTAGGCTCGCCTGTATTGGTGCTGTCATTGACTACGTAGATTAAAGAATCCAATGCGCCTTGAACGCCTGTTGTACTTTGGTTTACTGTATATGCCATCTATAAAGTAATGTCTATTGTGTAGTTGCCGGTCAAGTTTTTAGATACAAAGTCATCTACATCTAAGCCTATTGCAACGCCTATTCTTTTTTTTGATTTCTTCCAACCGCTATCAAACGCTAGTGTGTAGTAATTAGACGGTTTAATACCCGTTGTCCACACGCTATTACTTATCATTCTAACTAACTGTTTACGAGGTATAAACCGACCTGTTTTAGAATCGCGTACGCCCTCGATTGGTTTACGTATTACCCACCTATCGATACCCCCGCGTAAAGTTTGCGTACCTGTATAAGACCCCGTACCAAATTGGTATTCACTCTTTGGTGCTTTGGCACTGCTCTTTGTTCCTTTAATACCCTGATTCACAAAATCCCAATACGGCGCACCCGCATCAAACATGATTGTTATTTCTTCTTTCTTGGTTACAATATGATATTGTAACGAATCGTAGAGTTCACCCGTAACTACCTTGTCTTGCTTCCTTAGATTCTTACGCGCTTCTTTTATGACCACAAGACCCACGCCCCGCAATGCCTGTTGCAAGCGATCAAACCGTAGCTTCATGTTTTCACCATCGGCTTTGATAGTTAATGTTAACGCGTCAGAACGGGGCATCACACAAATTCAAAGGATTAGGTAGTCGAATGTCAAACGAACAACTCCAACCGGATAACATATTGGTGAACCGTGCGGTGAACGGTTGGCACGTAATCGGTAAGTCAAATGAAATATCAGATGCAACGGTTGTGTTACCGTCGTAGACTGCAAACCAAAATTTGCTGACTACATCTTGCAGAATTAAAAACGTTTCGCTGTACACCTCAGTTAGATAGGGTTCTTGTTTTTCAATAACAAGATCACCAACAATTACTTCGTAGGTCAACACGGTAAACCCGCTGTTCAATTCTGCATCCGTACATTGAGCATACAACAAAGGGTATTTGTTTACATCCAATTTATCTACGTCTAGTTCATCTAAGCCGTGCGTGTAAAAACTCTTAAGTTGTTGGTGTTGGCTTACGATGTTCTCAAATACGTTATTCAGGTCAACTATTGTGTACATCACATTTTGATTTTATCTCGTAACTCTAAGTCTTTCTCGTACGACAAATACGTAAGTGCTACATCTATATATAGCTTTTCTACGTCTTCCATTTTTGTTATATCCCCTTGAGCCAACGAATGAATGATTTGATACCAACCCCACTTGCTCCCGATTGTCTTTGTTTTCGTTTCCGTTTCTTCTCCTTCTTCTTTAAATAGGGTGGCGTAATGGTAACGAATGCCTTTTGAATGTTGCAAAAAAAAACTATTGCCGACACGCAAACATCCATAGTGCATTCATTCATTAGCTGTTGCCGTTCTTTGTTTGGCTCATACGGTTCTATCTCGTACATATCCATGTCTTCTTTTATGATCGGACGGTACAAGACGCTTAACATTTTATCTATATTCTGATAGACTCCAAGACTACAGTACGTTTCAAGGTCTGCAAATTCAGCAACTGTTAAACGCGTCCAGTCAGGAATGAAACCATACTTGCGCCCATTTAAAACTATGCGTGCCTGTAATTTAGATTTCATAGTCAACGCGTCCGGTTCATCTAATAACCATTTAATCTTGTGCGTCGCTTTCTCTATGTCTTCAAAACGTGCGTGTATCAGGTCACCCTTTTCTATGCCTGCTAACAATTCAATGCACCGGCGTATTCCCTGATAACCAAATTCTTCTTTGTTGTATACCTCGTATAACTCTTTGTATTGACCAACCGTTATTTCATGGTAGCCTTCAGGTAGTGTTATCTTCATTGAATTGTGTATGTACCGGTTCTACGTAGCAACTTGTTTAGACAGCAATAACGCACCGCATCCACGGCATGATTCCATGCGTCCTCCGGAACTGGAAGCGTACGATTGTCACGATCCGTTTTCCATTTGTAGTTTCTAAATTCCTTTTGCGCGTTTAAGCTGTCACTCTTTATGTACAATTTATGCCGGCGCATTAGGTCAATACCCTTTCGTATACTGTCTGCACCTTTTTTAGACGGCTTAATATTAAAGCCCGCCCTGCGTATTTCTTCGATGCTCTTAGGCTCTGCACTGTCTGCTATGATTTCGTCGCTTCTAGATACCTCTAATTGCGTTAAAATGGATATAATATCTTGGTTCGTCAAGCCTCCTTGATAAACGTGTTCTTGAATGTATAAATCTGTTCCCTTTCTATACACGCTTACTAACGCTGTTGGATCGCTACTAAAGCCCCAATCCAAACCGTAGGCAACTAACTTTGCGCCCGCCGGCAATTCATCGTATATGTGTGTTTCGAATATAGTCGCTCGACTTTTGCCCCGTTCACCTAATCCGTATATCCTCCAGTAATCCTGATCGGTTTCTTTAAGTCTCTCAATTTCAGCTATAGTATCGGCACTTAGATAAGGGTTGTCTTTGTATGTGCTTTGAAAAAAGTCACAGTCTTCACGCGGTATTACCTCATCGTATATCCAGTGGTACTCCATCGACGGGTTAAAATCAATGAACATCTTATGCGTACACCGGAAACTAATTTGCCTAAAGGTTTCTAAATCCAGTTCGTTTGCCTCGTTTAGAAAGGCAAAATTTCGGCTAACGCCCCTGAATTTTTGGCTCATGTCGGCTGAAATGAAACGCCAAGTATTACCAAATAGATTGTATGTGTGTTCGGTTTTGTTGTGATTGCGCGGGTCGTACCAATTTTCTCTCTCTAGTAACCACAAAAAGTCTTTGTAAACAGATGCCCTCAATGATGGAAACGCCGCACGTATAACGTCAATTGTGTAATTAGCGTTCTTGTATGTATAACACCATTCAATTAAAGCCTGTAAGATTGATACTGTCTTACCCGAACGCGTGCCCCCTTGACAGCAAACAATGCGTGCGTTGCTGTTTACTACATCATAGTATGTTTTTGGTTGCGGTTTCATTCATCTAACAACGCGCTTGTATCAGGCATTACATGGTGATCGGCTGTCTCTCCAAACCAACTTGGTTCCTTAGGTGCTTCGTTCACGCTAATTTCAGCTTCAACCTTCTTAGGCATAAAGTATGGAAACAATGATGCCAACGCTTTAATGTATTTTTCCGCGTTGTTTTCTCGCAACAATGCAAGTGCTTCTTCTATGTGCATTACTTCACCGTCCATAATTGCTTGAAACAATTGGCGTGACTCTTTTGTCACTTTGTTTTCTGTTCCTTTTGGTCGTCCGGCGGGGTTGCCTGACTGTCCTTTTTCGTACTTAGCCATCCTGTTTTTTTCTGTTGTTTACAGGGATACGTTCTAAAATTTATCCCACGATATTCGCTTTATAAATTTTGCTATCTGTCTTTGTGTTGGTGCGTAGTTATATTGTGCGGGTTCGTTCCTGTTCATCTGATACAAATTGACCGGTACAAATTCCGCCCACTCATAACACCCCGCGCAATGGTCATTGTCTCCATACTGGGGTTGTCCGCAACACTCACTTACTTTTTCTTCGTTGGGGTAATCTTCATTCATCGTTTAACTTGCTTTTAAAGTGTTCTATAATTCGTTCTGTTTGCGCTTTATAGTATTCTTTAAACTCTCCTTTACCCCCTTCTTGTTTCCATAGCTTGTAAAATACGTTGCGTAATCTTTGGCTTTGGCTTTTAGGTTGATCGTATAAGTCCATTTCAATTGCATCTAATTCTGCAATTTCTTCTTGGTTCAAATTTTCTTCACCCCTAAAATATATGATACCATAGGTATCTAATAGTTGGTCAATCTCCATTACCTCTGAACTTGTTTTTTCTTGAGTAATGAATCTTAGACTTATGCTCCGGTCTTTCCTTCTTTGGTAACCGTCTAATTGTCCGACGGTTAAGATTCGCATGATGCTTCGTATACCGCTTCTAACTTTCGCATCCTATCCATTACGCACGCACCGCATTTAGTTTTCTTAAATCGGAAACGAAACGTGCGTTCGTAAAGGTCTTGTACTATGCCTTGTGTACCGACCCCCCATTGCGCCCCATCATACATTTGCGGTTTCAATACGTCTTCCCACAACTTTTTATCTTCTTCGCTAAATAGGTTCACGTAAGAAAATTTACTGTTCAATCTTTTTTTACGTTCCGCGCAACCGCAATCCTCGCCGGCTATAGCTTGTACCGCTTTCTTTATTGGGGTCGGGATCAGTTGTTCTACAGTGTCGCCTAATCCTATCGGCGTTTTTTTCGAGGTGCTTTTTCGCTTTTTGGATTGCTTGGTAGATTGTGCTTTTTGGGATTTCTGTTGCATCACTTAAGGTTGTAATTGAATGTTCATGCAAATAATACGCTTTAAAGATTTCAGCGTCAAACCAACGTATTTCCTGCAAGATAAGAAAAACCGCTTGTATATGGTTTTCTATTTCTAAATTGTTTTTTTTCTCGTCGTAAGATGTTTCAACAAGTCGTGTTAAATCGTATTCGTCAACGTACAATTTCTGTAAACGCTTGTATTTATTATAGTACGGTGTGCGATTACTAAAGCCACAAATTTTAATTGCGCGTGCCATGTATTTGAACAGTTCGTCACGCTCACAAAGTCCTTGTAATTTCTTTTTCCGTACTAATTCTAAGTACAGATCATTGACTAAATCATTTCCATTTTCTGCACCTACAGTTTTATTTGCTATACGCACAAGGTCTTCATAATGTCTTTTAAAGAACCTTTCAGCGCAACTCATAGCAACTTTAACTTATCCTGAAAGTATTTACGCAACTGCACCATTTCATCCAAACTCATGTCAAAAGTTTTGTTGCTCATTTGCAATATCTTTTCGGCTGTTCCCTCTCCGTAAACAGCATCTAACCGCTTTGCAAATATGTATTGTTGCCCCCCTAAAAAGCCGTTGCATTTCTTACATTGGGGCTGAACATTGGTTAAACCCTCTGATGGCTTGTATAACCAACGCGTCGCTTTTTTTGATCGGGTTATGAAATGCCCGCAATCGGCGTTGCGAAATGGAATTTTTATAGAACAGGTAAAACACGAGACGTAACCGGCACTATCTGCATTGCTACGTCTCACGTATTCACTTAGAACTTTGTCTAACTTCTTTGTTTCCTGTGCTTTACCCACAAAGTAAAAGTAATAAATTACATTTTATTTCGTGTATTTATTCAATACTTCTTCAGTTTGTTCATCGCTCGCTAGTTCATCCAGTTGTTTTCGCAACCTCGAACCTATGCCATGACCGGTAACCGGTTCGTGTTGTGTTTTCGGCAATGCATTTATAATATCTTTCAAATTGCTATCGCCTATTCGTTGCCGTGCTTCTTGATTGTACGTGTGCTTTTCGTCCTGTATTTGACGCTCAATAATATCAACGCGTATTTCACTTTCATAGCGTCGTAAAAAATCCATTATCTCAGGTGTCTTTAATCGCTCGTACAACTTGCCAAATTTACCTTTTCGAACCATATCAAAACACGTACGTATTTCTTCTAAGCGCAACGTGGGGTGATCTTGATAAATTGACCGCACACAAAATATCATTTCTTCATCAGTGCTTAATGTATTCTTTGCGTTCATCTCTTTGCACAACCTCGCTACTTCTTGCATTATCCAACGGCGCGTGTTATAAGCGTCGTCTTTCATTGCCTTTTGTATTCCTGTTCCCTCGTGCCACGCTTGAGCCGGCGTAAAAAATAATCTGTTATCCG